ATCAGACCATGAGCAGGTGGCGTAGGTGGATGCTGAGTAGTCACCATCAACTGCTGTGGCTTGCCAGTGGGCAGTGGTTACAAATCCATCAGAGGTTTGACGGTCAAGTTGGGAGATTGTCCAAGTAATGGTCATTTGTTTTCCAGTGCTGTGATGCGGTCAGTCAGGGTGGTGATGATGGCTTGTTGTTCTTGGATGCACTTCATTAGCGCATATTGCAAGTCAGTTTGGTAGATTGACAAGCGCATCTTTGGTTCTTCTTCAGTTCCCCAGTTGCTCTCCATCACCATCTCAGGTGCTACGGCTTGCACATCTTGCGCCACCACACCCAATGTCAGACCAGCATCTTCTTCAAGGTTCTGGTCGATGTAGTTAAAGGTCTGCACAGGTATAGCGCAGATTTTGTCAAGGTAAGAAGTGGCGGGAGCAAAGTTGGTCTTTTCACGGCGGTCAGACAGATTGACATTGTTGGCGCTGTAGTTAGCAAGCCCGCCATTAGAACGAAACTCTGCTTTAGTTCCCACTGTATCTAAACAATTAAAAAATACACTTCCAGTTCCATTTGGCGCAGCCCCAGTGTAATAAATTTGTAAACCGGCAGGAGACGCATTAGAATTTGTAAATGTGGCTAGGTAGTCGGTATTAGAACCTCTTAAATCTAATCTTCTACCGCCATAATTACTCGTAGTCCCCACCAGCAAGTTACCGCTGGAGTCGAGGGTCATTGCTGTTGTGAAAGTTTGCACGCTTCCAGCAGAAACGGAAGGCGCAACTAGCCACCTATGCGAACCAAAATCAAGCATATATCTACTTGCAGCAGCAGTTAAAATAGATGAGTATGTACTAGCTGCTGAAAGGTATGAGTTACTTGTAATGTTAGAGTCGCCGCCAGTGGCCTCCATTATTGATGTATACGTCCCAACTTGTAACCCTTTTGAACCAGCAACAAAAGCACTTGGAGTGCGCCCAATCCCCACATTACCGCTGGCATCAATCCTCATCGACTCCACACCACCTTCAGCAAAAGCAATAGTGTCAGCAGCGGGGAAGAAGATGCCTGTGTTAGCGTCCGTTCCCCTGATAGCAGGGGTTGCGGCAGAACCGTCTACATCAGAGAGGCCGTCCGTTCCACTGAGAATTAAAGTCATGCTGATGCTCCTTTAAGGGCGGCTACGTCTGCCTGTAATTGGGTGATGGTGCTGGCTTGGGTGTCGATGATTGCCTTCATCTCTTGGATGGCGGCAACTAATAGGGGGGTTATATCAGAATAAGATAAACCAAGATGCCCTGTTTCTTGATTAGCTACACTGACAGCTTCTGGGAGGACTGCTTGAACATCTTGGGCAATCAAAAAACTGCGCCGAGTTCCTTCTTCATCGGTTTTGTACTTGCCTATAACGGCACGCAAAGTAGCGACTTTTTCAGCAGCGCCTGTGATGGGCTCAATGATGTCCTTACTACGTTCATCCGACAAGCCAGACCACGAGGTGCTGCCGTTGCCCATGTACACACCAGTCGAGTCCTGATTAATGATGTAAATCGTATTTGAGGCGTCTGCGCCATACCGCCAATGTCTACCAGAAGCAGCGCCGCTGGCACGAACTCTAATTTGAGTTGAATCCCCAGCAGAGTTTACAACTTGAAGCTGATTTGACCCGGAGATTGCGGTCGTAGTCCCCACCAGCACGTTACCGCTGGAGTCGATACGGGCACGTTCTGCGTTGTTGGTTAAAAAAACAACTGGGATAGTGGTGTTTGTTTGTATGCTTAAATTATTGTTATCCGCATATACATACCCATATTGCGTTCCAGCCTTTGCCATTGAAATACCGCCACCACCTGTTCCGTTCATGGTGAGAGTTGTAAATCCTGAGCCTAAAGAATATGGCGAACTCGTACCAATCCCCACATTACCAGAGGAGTCGATACGCACTTTTTCGGAGCCGTTTGTAAAGAACGACATTGAATCCCCGTTATGACTATAGTTGACTCTTCCCATTAAATTGGCGGCAGAATCACCAAAACCTAAAATAGAGTCATCCGTTGTTGTTCCAGCTTTAATTTGAACAATTGTTTGTCCAGCAGTAGCAACATCCAACTTGTACGCTGGCGAAGCAGTGCCCATTCCCACATTCTGCGAAGCGTCCACAGTAACTGCCGTAGTCCCGCCAGTTTGGAGTTGGAGGACTCCCGATGTGTCAGAGGTGGCAATAAAACCCGTTGACGAATTTGCGTTCAGTGTTACAGCCATTATTTACTCTCCTGCCGCTTGTTGAAGCGGTGTTAAATCTTCTGTTGTCCAGAAATCCTTGGCAATCATGATACGCAGATGCTCACGATTCCGAGCCAAGCAGTCAGCCCAATCAGCATCGTCCATGCCTTCGGGTTGCCCTGCGTTAATCAGGTTGACCGAATCGAGGGCTGCGGAATAATGGCGAGCGATTTGTTCTTGTTCGGTGAGTTCAATCATGTCAGTCCTTATGGGTGGGTTGCTTTATATGCGTCAAACTCTGCTTTGAGTTCTTGGATGGCTTTTACAAGAATTGGAATAATGTTTTGATATGCAACACTCATATATTCGCTATTTTGTTGCACCACACCATCTACATAAACTTCGCCTTCAAGAGCAGTTAGCAATTCTTGAGCAATAAAACCAGTTTGTGTGCTTTGGTCTTTAGTCCAACTTTCTTTATATTTAAAAGTTACTGGATTAAGTTTTTCTACAACATTTAAACCTGATTGAATTGGTGCAATATCTTCTTTAATTCTTTCATCTGAACCATTGACATACGCACCAGCACCCCAAACGCCTGTGCCATTACATTGAAGGTTGTAAGCACCTTGGTCTGTAACACCACCACAAATGACCTCGCCACCATCATTTACATATATTCTAGGGTTTCCATCTCCATCAGAAATAACAATTCTATTTGACAATGTGCGAATGTCGAGGCTACCTTGGTTGCCTGAGTACCTGCCAATGACTGTGTTTTTTGAACCCGTTGTTATGTCCTCGCCTGATGCACGACCAATAAATGTATTCGCCATTCCTGTGGTTACGCCTGCTCCAGAATTTTGTCCGTAGAAAGCGTTATTTCCACCTGTAGTAACGGCATACCCCGCCTGATAACCCACAGCAGTGTTGTTGGAGGCTGTGGTGTTGGCTTGAAGGGCATCTTTACCTATTCCGGTGTTATTTCCACCAGTAGTGTTATTTAATAACGCATTAGAGCCTAAAGCACTATTGTTAACCCCTGTGCTTGTAACGTTTAAAGTCCCGTAGCCAACACCAGTGTTGTCTGCGCCAGTGGATAGCTTTAAAGAACCATAGCCAACGGCAGTGTTTAAGTTTCCTGTGCTGTTTGTATAAAGCGCTTGGTGCCCAATCGCAATATTACGTGTTCCAGTAGTATTGCTGAAAGCCGCCTGATAACCAACAGCGGTGTTGTCGGAGGCGGTGGTGTTGGCGGTAAGTGCCTGCCTACCTACTGCGGTGTTGTTTGACCCAGTTGTGTTTACTTCCATTGCAGCAGAGCCAATAGCAGTATTCAATGTTCCGCTTGTCAAAGCATTTAAAGAATTACGACCAAATGCTGAATTTGAAACTCCTGTAACTATGCCGCCGCCCATTGAGCCTTGACCAAACGCATCGTTAGCTGAAGCTGTACCTAAAGCATAAGCACCTGAACCAACAGCGGTAATGTTTGAACCTGTACTGTTTGCATTTAAAGCACTAGCACCCACCGCAGTGTTGGTAGACACAGCACCTGCACCACGGCCTACGGTCAAACCTTGAACACTGATGCCGCTTGTGGTTGTGAGGGTTGTGATGGTTCCCCCGCTGACCGCCATCGTGCCTGATGTGGCAGGGAGGTCAATAACGGTACTCCCAGCAACGGCTGGCTCCTGTAGCGTAACGCTTCCGCTTGTTGATCCAAGTAATACTAAGCTCATGTCAAATCCTTTAAGAAATCACCCAGCGTGAACCACCAGCAACCGTGACCGACTGACCGCTCGCAATTGTGATGGGGCCAGCCGATACACCAGAAAATCCAGATGCAATCGTGTAGCTTGTTGCCACAGTCAAACTGTTCACCATAATGCCGTTACTTGCAACAGGAACCCTTGCTTTAAATTCACCAGTGCTTGGCTTGTACAAAAGGGACGCATTGCCTGTGAACAAGGTTGATGCCGTTCCAGTCGTAGCGTTTGCAAACAGTGGGAAAACATCAGTTGCTGTGCTGGTGTCGTTGCTCAGTGCCGCACCACCCACAGAAGCCCATGCCGTGCCGTTGTAGCCTTCAAATTCAGTTGTAGTGGTGTTGAAGCGAAGCATCCCGCTTGCTGGTGTAGGACGCTCTCCAGTCGTTCCCTTGCTGATGGTCAATGCGCCAGTGGAACTAAAGGTGGAATTTGCGCTGGCAGTAAGTGTAGTGAATGCGCCAGTGTTAGCTGTTGTTGCACCCACTGTGCCATTGATGTTGATTGATGCAGTGCCAGTTAGGTTGGTCACTGTGCCGCTTGCCGGTGTGCCGAGGACAGCCCCAGCGGCTAGGGTTGCTACACCAGTGACATTAAGCTTTGTAATATTAACTGCACCAGTGCCATTAGGTGTTAAATCAATATTTCCATTAGTGTTGGTAGAAATAATCGCATTGCCATTAAGTTCTAGATTGTCAACATCAATTTCAGAAAACACACCTGTAGTTGGTACCGTAGCACCAATGGTTGTGCCATTAATTGTTCCGCCCGTAATGGCAGCAGCAGTAGTAATGCCATCATTTATGTTAGTAAAGTTAGCATCTAGTTCTGCATTTGTTAGCGGAGAACCTTTACCCGCTCTTGTTGTAATTGCTGCCATATACCATCCTTTAGGCTGATAGGGTAATCGTCCAAGTGATAACCATTGTGTCGGCTGCTGCTTTATTCACAACAGCAAAAACTGTGCGGCAAAGCATAGTCCCGCTTGTAGAAGCATTAAAAATACCAGCTTCAGTTATAGCACCAGTGCCTTCGCCCGCACTAAATGTACATACGTAAACAACGCTTTCATTGTTAGCGCCGCTAATTGTGGTACTGTCTAAAGCTTTGCGACTACCTAGCAAGTTTCCAAGATCGGTATTTGCTGCTGCTGCGGCAGTGTTGTTTGATCCAACAGCCATGTGACTCATTACACTTGAGGCTGTTCCAACCATTCGACTGGTGATGTAACCTAGTCCTGTATTTACTACAAGATTGGCAACATCGCGTGTTTCTTTAATCTTTCCGGTCTGGTCAGTAACTACAATATTAAGTTGCCCACGCAGCAGAAGATTTTCAATTTTGTTCATAGTAACCACCTTTAGGAAAAAGCACGGGATTCACCCACATAATCTTCGTCAAAATAACTCATGTCAACCGTATAGCCTTGGCTATACAAAGAACCAGAACTTGTTGCTAAGGGGACATCAGCTAGTATCTTTGCCATAGCTGCGACGTAATTTGTGTCAAGTGCTGTAACTTGATTAACCACAGGTTTAATAAGCTCAATAGTCTGATCGTCATCTGCCAATATACCGTTTACGTCGTCTGTAACATTAAGGCTCTCAAAAAAACTACGCTGCAAAGAAAATGCTTTAGCATCTATGGCAGATACAGCATCAGAAATAGGTTTAGAAACCACAAGTTCAACTTGTTTATTCAAAGTGTACGTTTGCGCTACCGGCGCACCGATAACATAATCTTCTTCAAAATATAGTTGATCATCAAACAATCCAACAATATCAGTTGGACGCTTGTTAGGGATAATCCCAATAGCTTCAGTTGCTGTTGCAGAATCACTTAAAGGTTTTGTTGTCGCACGACTTAGGTTATCTGTAGCAGTAACTGTATCTACTGGGTATATAGCTTTTATAAAATCCCCAACTGCAACAACAAGTCGTTTAGAAAGCGCAACGGTTCGCAGCCGAACTCCAAGAGTAGCCGTAGTTAGACGTTTGGATAGTACACCCAAACGCAACCGAATAGGACTAACTAAAGCTCTTAGCCTCATGTAAAGTCCTCTCGGACTGTAAATTGCAACGGATCAAAAATTGTTTCCCGCAAACCGGAAGCTAGTACAGTTTCAATTTCGCCTTCATACTCACCAGCGGCAAGGTCTAAATCTGCGGTCTGCCATACTACAACTGCAATTCCGTTAGTGGCAGGCGCAAGAATAGTGGCGTTACGGCTTAACAAAACTGTAGTGGTATCTATTGCACGAAGGTGCAAAGTTACTGTTGCTGAAGTCAAATCAACAGCGGCTCCAGTTGCACTATCAGTAAGTGCAAGCCTAAGTTGGGGGCCAGTATCATTACGTACAAGTTTGATTGTAGACATATCAGGCTCCAAAAGGCTGCATCTGAACACGCAACATGCCGCGAGAATTACTCAAGTTTGCACGCGCTCTACGTTCTGCGGTCTGTGAAAGAAACTGTTTAGCATGATAAGCAGCTAATTCACGATCAGACCAATTAGCATTAGGCAACACTAGCAACTGTTGCAATGCGCCATGTACTATGACATCTTCAAGATCACTAAACACTACATCATCCATAGCAGTGGCAGAACGTGTAGGCTTTAATGCGTAAAATTGCCTTATAGTATATGTACGCTCTGCGTCCGGTGCCGGTAGCACTATAAACTGATCCGGGGAAATCTGCGCAATAGAGCGTGGCTCTGAACCAAATTCCGCAATGTCTTGGCTTGTAGTGTATTTATCCACCCACTCAGGGTAAAGCATCAATGCTTTATCTAGCGTCAAAGGTTCGAGGGTTTGATTGTTCATCAAAGAACTAAACACAACATGAACCTGTGTATCAGAAGGTTTGCGGTATGTATACAAACATGTGCCGGGTGTTAGATTAAATACAGGCTGTTGATACCGATACGCCAAAGTCTTTTCGCAAGCTTTGATAGCCGCATCACGTATGTACTGAATAACCGTAGGACGTGGGCATCCGGGCACACTTGGTTGCAGCCGTGGAACAAGTGTAGAAAAATCTCTAGTAGACATTAGACCACCTGTCGCGGATCAAGCCCGCCTTCTTCTGTGTCTGTGATGACACGGGATTGCAAACCAACACCCAGAGTCTGTACAAAAGAATCTTGGAACAATTTAGCACGCCCAGAGTTTATGTGCTCATTATCAACGGACTCCGCTAAAAATACTGTACCGTCTACAAGAACGGTAAAATATGCATTAGGAAGCGTAATTGTGTCATTTAACCCGAAGTCCGCCGGAGAAACCACATACTCACCCACCAGTATTGTACTTGCAATAGGTGCTGGATATACAAAAAAGTTTGTTGGGTTGCGCACGTGCCGCATAAAATTTATCGGCACATCTGGCGGTTCAGTTACCCAGTTAGGATAATTTTCGTTAAGTGTTTTACGCGACACTTCAACTACTGCATCCCCGCCTTTAACATTAAAAATGTCTACCAGCCGGACTGCACCTGCGGGGCAATTTTGAAACACAGTAGACGCAGTAAGTGGGATATCACCAATCGTCGTAAATAAATCCGGGCGAAGCAACACCATACGTTTAATTGCTTGATTTACAAAACCTGTAAGAACTGCGTCGCTGTAACGAAACGTAGTCTTGGTGTCCTGTATCAAACGCCTAACTTCGGTGATGACTTCGCTCGGTGTCATTTTGGCATTCCTCTAGCAGCTTCTTCTGCCAATTCAGGAGAAGTGTAGGGTGGGGCTTCAGGAATTTCCGCAGTCGTTAAATCAAGCGCACTTTTCTTTTTGCGTCCAGTGGGCTTATCTTCTTCTGCAATTCTCTGCGCAGCAGCAGGCGGAATAAATCGCTCGGGGTAAGCAACTTCTTCTGATATAATTTCGCAATCTGGGCTTTTTGCCATGATTGGATTAAAGTCATAGATGAAACCGTCTGACTTGACTCGGATGTACATCTTGCTCACTTGGATTTTCCTTTTAGCATACATTTACCCATTGCGGTACATTTGGCTTTGTTAGGGCACGCAGCACATGGCTTAAACACAGCGCCTCCGGCTTTATAGGACATTGGTTTTTTAACCGCGCCCCCAGCTTTGTAAGACATAGGCTTCTTTTCTTTCATCATCATTCCGGGCATATCAAACTCCTTTAGTTACAACTGCAATAATGACACCCGCCATCCCCATGATGAGGGCACCTGCTGCTTGAATAAGCAGTTTTTCTAAACGATCAACACGAGCTATAAATGTGTTGTACCGTTCCGCACAAACTGCTTCATGTGTAGTGAATTGAACTTCTAACTCACGCGCTGTTGTCATACTACAATCCCTCCCCGGGAGTTACATACACCACCGAAGTTCCGGAAGCGGTCTTGCCAGTAAAGAACGACCCTGCTGGGAAACCAAGAACTGTGACAGAAGTTGGAGCAAGCGGAACCGCACCCGCACCAATTGATGCTGCTTTAGCTACGGCAGTGGCATTATCAACACCTACACCTAACAGCACAACTTCTGCTCCTACATTATGTATCCTGTATTGATACGCTGGACGAGTGAGAGGAGCAGATGACGCAGCTTGAGCAGAAGTTGGAACAGAATTAGCTGCGGTAAATGTTACCGTGAGGCCCAGAGGGCTGAAGGCAAGTGCGGCTGCGGGCATATTAAATTCCTTTATTTAGTTAACGATACTTTGCGGTTTTCGCAGCAACCGTTTTGGGTTGTTTTACGAATTGTTTCCCGGCGGCTTTTCCGGCTCGCTTGGCTTTGGTTGTCGCAGCGTACTCAGCAGGGCTGAGACTTTTAATTGCAGCTTCAGGAAGGTATCTTTCACCAGTGTCAGAAGATTTTTTACCACTTTTAGTTCTCCATTTTTGATCGCCCCAGTCCTTGAGGCTTTTTTGTGGGGCTTTCATGTCAGTCCCTGTACCCGCCACCTGCGGCCTTGTACTTCTTGGCAACAAGTTGCGCTTTGCGTGCGCTCCACTGCCCAGCGGCAGTGCCCTGCACCGCAGCAGACTTCACCTGAGACACGATCCGCTTGCGCAGTTCGGGCTTGGTGTAGTTACCAGCGGCGTTGACCGTGGATTTGGCCTTGGGCTTGGTTGCCATGTCAGCACTTCCAAGCCCGCAGGCTCTTGTTGATCCGGCTGTTGGGGTCGTTGGCTGTCTTCTCGGAGGTCAGCTTCTTCTTCATGCCCTCCATCCGGGCGCAGAACGAATCCTTGCGCGGGCCACCTTCAGGCTGCGGAGCCTTCAGTCCGGGTTTACCCGGATTGGCCTTGTTGTAAGACGCACGACCCTTGGCGTTCAAGCCGCCCTTGGGGTCTTTGCCTTCCTTGCGTGTCCATGCTGGTGTCTTAGCCATTACGCCACCGCTCCTT